GCCTATACCACTTTATAACTCTCTTAAACATTAAACCACTCCCTCTTAGCAATCTCTTTCTTAAATCCATCTAGCCAGTACTCATGGTGTAGTACACCAGAATGTCCGTCTCTACGAAATAGGTCATTTGGCAGCATCTTGGCATTTTGCCTATTGGAAGAGGCATAAGACAGAAAGCCATCATATGAGAAATCTATATAGTTAGGTGATTTAACTAGATCCTTGTAAACAACAGAGTCTTCGTATTCCCATGTGCCCCAAAGAATGTTGGTTCCAATTGACTCACAGTATTTCTCAAATAAGTCCCAAGATATTTTAAAATCAATTATTGCTTTTCTATATTCTTTTTCCGTAGCTTGCTGATAAAATATTGGGTCTCCAGCCTTGTCCTTAGCCCAAGCATCGTCACCAGTAATTCTTTGAAGATATACCCAGGCAGAACGCTCTTCGTGCCACTCAAAGAATCTGCAGAGATCTGGTACCATTACAAATAGATAGTCTGGCTTCCCATATTTGCTACAATAAACCATAAAGTTAGATATTATTTTTTGCCAACCAAAGCCAGATCTTGCAATACTATAGAATCCATCTACATCATTATCTTTAGACAACTCTTTGTGAAGCATCTTAGACCACACAGTGTCCAGAGGACTACCTATACCCTCAGTCTGAGAACAGCCAGCAAATAGAATATGAGAGCCCTGGTGGTCCGTAGAAAAGTCATCTGACCTAAAAAACTCATTGTTGTATACATAGGTCACGGATCCATCATCAACATCTTCTGGCTCAGACGGTACTCTTGTCAGCACCTTTTCGGTAGTCCCCTTAAACCAGCTAAGATCAAACTCGCCAAAAAATACATCATCTAGACATGTACTAGATCTAAGAGAGCTAAGATTTAAATTGGCACGACGATTTGGCATTATGCATTTCTTCTCAGGTAGATGTCGTTGAACCCAACCTGGTGCATAGCCATGGCATCAACCGACCAATTTTTGTTAAGCCAAAGGAACTCATTAACAGATGTATATGTTCCATACGGGATGTCTAGGATTACACCGTCAAAGTATGTATAGTCATTAAGACCCATTAATCCGCCAACCTTGACCATGCCAGAAACTTTTTTCATCATTTCTCTTATGTGAAATCTCTCATTCTCGGTATCTATGTACACATAATCATAGTCAGATTCATTCGGCAATATCTGTGGTGCCGTGCCCTTAATAGTTTTTACATTCTCATACTTGCTAAACTTATCAATGATATACTGCTCGTGGGTTTCTGCGTCGTATAGTCTCTCGTGCTTCATTCCGTCGCATTTGCATTCGCCAAACTTTAAATCTGACCAGCACTGTAATACGTTGTCGTATAGATCTACTAGCTCTGTTGATCTAGGGTTGGCCAGGTTGCATACAATTTCTGAGTAGTACCCCCAGGCTACGCCAATCTCCATCCACTTCATACCCTGCGGTAAAGTCTTTGCATACTCTTCTCTAGAAGAATAAATCTTGGCACCATCTAATTGTTTTTGGTCCAGTACACGACTACTTTCAATTTCGTTGTCTGGAAAAAATTTAACTTCTTCTGGCCCAAGGCATGGCATTGGGAGTCTGCTTGGCATTATATTCCTATCTTTGTTTAAATTATAGCATAAAGGGGCAGACCAAATAAATGGCCTACCCCTCTAAATATAACTATATTACTTCTTTGTTGTCTTCTTTACTGGTGCCTTCTTTGGTGTAGCCTTTGCTAGTGCAACCTCAACTTCTTCAGCCTTTGGTGTGCGACCAAAAGCAGCATCATTTGGATTGATGTAGCGAATTGCTACTGGTGCAATTGCACCGATTAGCGACCAAGCTAGGTCTAGTGGATCAGTAACTCCTGCTAGATACAAGGTGGTTCCTGCACCCAGAACTGATCGTGCGTATGAGGCAAGTAGTGCCTTCAACTGTTTATTCATTTTATTTTCCTTATCTCTACCATAATGTCCATTTATTGGCATTAAGTATTCTATCGTGTTGGTCACAAACATTTATGATTTTTGATTCATCTTCATAAATTTCTGTAGACTCTTCTTCACAACCAGATATTTCACAAACCTTATAGCTATAGTCGTCAATCTCAGCGTTGTCTTTTACTCCAAGCATGTAATCTCCTCCTATGGTCTAATGACCGACTATTAGTTTACCATATCTTCTGGAAGCATTTTCTTTAATTCCTTATATGCCTTGCTAATTCTAGCCAGAGCATCCTTACTAGGCATATCCATGCTTAGCATTCCATAAGTGTCTGCATAATCTAAGTCTGGCATGATTGTCTTATCAAACTTGCCAAAAGCGTCCTGAACATCCTCTATATATTTAAAGGCCCACTCACGAGAATCAGACACGAACTTAAGGAATCCGTCAGATCCCTCGATGCTCTTTAACTCATTCTCTTTTATGGCTTCTTCCAGCTTTTCTAGGACTATTGCCTTTTGAATTTCTGCCTCTACATATTTCTCTAGAGCATCTAGCGTACGCCTACGCTGAATGATTAGCAGTATTAGTAGAAATACAGAAATAGATGACATGACAGCCAATGCAATTATGTCTAGGATCATTCTTCTTTTCCGCCTTCTCTAACTATTAGGACGATAGCTCCATTATCCTCTAACGCCTTCTTTACTCTTATCATATATTCTATCGCACTACGCTTCTCTTCGTCAAGTAGTCTCATGAATATATCTTCCTTGGCTTTCACAGTAATGAAGTTATCATTGTCAATTAGCTGCACCCCAAAGTTTGGTGGTGGAGTGATAGAGTGAAAGGCCATCTTCATAGCATCAGTATACATTAGCGTACCTCCGTTGCATAAAGGTTTCCCCATCTTGCATATCTAATTATTTTTCTTTCCTGTAGCCCTGGCTCAATTGTTGGATGTAGCCAGCTACTTATTGGAATTTCGTTAGCAATGTCTATAGCCTGTTCTGGATTATCTGCATTAACTACCACAGTATATTTATCATTAATTAGTGCAGTAACCTCAAACTTCAGGCTACCACTACCAAACACCTTTGGCTCATTAGATACATAGAAATCAAATAGTAGACAGTTACCAGAAACATCTATAGGTGTGTCTGCAGAAACAATTGCTATATCTCCAAAATAAATCTCTAGAGACACCTGATCCTGCAAGTTGGTCACGGTTGCCTGGCTTTTTGGCACCAAGCATACAATCTTTTTTGAAAAATCCTCTGGACCACGCAAGACATTAAACCCATGAAGCTTGCTAGATATTATCTCAAACATAGCCTGCTCTAAATTAGGTCTGTAATCTATTGATCTAGATACTATGTCCCTGATGTCTCTAAGAACATAAACTTTTTTATTTTCAAAAATAATGTTCATTTTAAATTCTTTTTCATCCATCAGTTATCCATCGTTAAGTTTTTCCATTTTTCAGCCCACTGGGCTTTGGTTCTATGCTTGTTAAACTCTTTAGATATGCCACCATTTTCTAGGTAGACACCTCCCCAAACACCCCACTCTTTTTGTGAAATACCAACAGCAAAACAATGTCTAACTAGTGGACAGCTAGAGCAAAGCTCATCTATTGCAGATCTAAGAGGAATGTCTTCTTCATATTTATCAAAGAAGAAGTTTGTATCGTAGCCATGGCATAGACCGTTATCTTTCCAGTCATTCTTCACGAGCTACCTCACAAACTTATCTGGTATCTCCCAGCCGTTAGCATTGGCCTCGTAACGCTTCTGTACGATCCATCTACCATTAACGTATGCCCCATCTTTTGATACGACACCATTTTCTTTGAAATTGCTTTCAACTACTGTCCAGCCATCCCACGTAAGAGCTTTATTGTTTTCTACAATACGCTCCATCTTTTCAAGTGAATTAATTAACATAATCACACCCCTATTGCTTTTTATTTATTTAAACAGAATACCAGGATTAGTATCTGTATACGCCAACCTCAACATCTTTTGCATCTGCCAGATCTACCAATGGCGACATTGGCTCCTTTGGCTTACTAAAGAATGCAAAATAGTCTATGCTGTGAATGTTTTTCTCAATCCAGCTTGGCGGAACCTTAATCAATTTAATCCTTTTGCCACGAGCCTTAAGCCCACGCTCAGAAACATTTGTAAATTCTGTAGCCATACTATTTATATGTGCTGGTCCAGCTGTAAATATTTGAATATCTTTATCGTCTTCTGGCATTGAGGATAAAGCAGTTCCCATAGCCCTAAGAAAGATCGTGTAATCATTAAATCCACGAGTTCCTTGAATTGCTATCATCATTGTCTGAATCCTCCGTCAATCTATCTACAATAAATATTATTTTATCCAATTGTACCTTATCCATGCTCATTGTGTCAACTATTCTGGTTGAATCATTGTCTACAGAGTAGTCTTCATTTATATCAGCGGTATAAAAGGTATTATCCCTAATCCAATAAGCCTGCCCCTCGGTCATGATTACCCTGACGGTCTGAGACTTTTCATACTCAGTGGTTTGTGTCTTTATCACTGGCTTTGGCACACTATACACTATGCTGGCAAAAGGCTTTATTATATTAAAAATATGGCTTTGACTATATCTTATAGCTACTTTATCACTAGTTCTTGATGAATTTTTAATTAAAAATTTATAAAAAACTACCATTAGCGTGGTGCCAACAAAGAAGCCTATCAAGTAATCCATAATAAAATTATACTACTTTAGTTTAACTCTACTTAGAGCTTTTTGCACGGGCTTTGGCAAGAGCATCGAAGTCTTTTACCTTTGTGTCGCCAAGATATCCCCAGGCGTAGCCCTTCTCAATCATTTCATTGTTAATAGAGTTACCAGATCCATCTAGATATACCCATCCAAGAATTCGAC